ATATATACAAGGGGGCTGTTTTGAGTGTAAAGTATCTGCAAATAACTAGGATACTATCATGGCGTCGAAAGCTAAATCAAACCCTCCTGCTAAAACTAAAAAAGGCGGGCGACCTAAATCAACTAAAGCTGCGGTCCTGACTAGGCGGCAAGAGCTTTTTGTAAAAGAGCTTGTTTCGAAGGATGGCCAGATCACTATGCGGGAAGCTGCGGTTAATGCAGGCTACCCGGCAGGATCAGCGCACACCAGAGCATATGAGATGACCAATCCTAATATCTGTCCCCATGTGGTGGCAGCTATACAATCATATCGCGCCGAGCTTGATGAAAAGTTTGGCGTGAATTACCAGCGGCATCTGCGTGACCTTCAAACCATCCGCGATGCAGCGTTAACCAACGGAGCCTATTCGGCAGCCGTTCAAGCAGAATATCGGCGGGGGCAAGCGCAAGGCGATATTTATGTGAGCAAATCAGAAATCCGTCATGGCAGTATCGATTCGATGAGCAAGGACGAAGTGCTGAACGCTCTGAAGGAGATTAAACAAAGTTATGCCCCGATCACTATCGACGTTACTCCCGAAGGAGAGAGCAATCCCCAGAACCGCGACAAAGCGCGAGGCCGACTTTTGGAGGCTGATGAAGACTGGGATGCAAAAGAGCCCGAGAACATGGAAAAGTACCCGAATTGAAACATGGGCCATGCCGGGCATCCCAGATGTTTTATGCTGCGATGAAAACGGTAAGTTTCATTTTGTAGAATTAAAGGCGACCTCTGGAAACGCAGTGGACCTAAGACCTCATCAAGTCGCGTGGCTTACAACGCACAGTCATGCCAGCGTTTGGGTTTTGGTCCGTAAGCTGCAAACCAAAACAAAGCCCCAGATGATCTATTTGTACCACGGTAAGGACGCGATGGATTTAAAGATGGAAGGCCTGAAGGTTGCACCGGTCTATTGGTCCGACGGGGATTTTGACTGGGATAAAATAATGAGCTTGATTTCTCCTATATGATCGCATAATATCTTAGACCTAACTAACTACGGAGATTATTATGGAACACGATGCAAGACACGGCGGCCCTTATGACCGCGGGAGAGCGGATTATTTTTATGATAGGGCGTGGGCTCCACATTATTTTGTGGGCTCGACATATACGTCCGATAAGATTGAACAAACCGATATGACAAAGGCGCAGTTGACAGCATATGCGGACGGTTATCGCGATGGGGAATCCGACGGCGTGAAAAAGGATTGGGGTTAAATGTTTCTTTTAGAATTGCTCTATAAAATACTTTATGGAAAAGACGCGGTTGACGATTTAAACGATCCGCCCAAACGACGTAAAAAATAATAAAATTAAACCCGGTTGACGCCGGGTTTTTTATTGCGCTATAGTATGCGATATATCTTATACACTACGGAGGGCAAACCATGTTAAAGACTGTTGAACTAAGCCGCGCCAAAAAAACAAAGGGCATCGCGGTAACATATAGAGCGGGCACCGGGGAGAAATACGGGACCTGCCCGACCACTTGCAAAATGAATTGCAGCGGTAAAGGCACCGAAAAGATTGACGCCGATTATCTTGACGCGTTGCTGGATGCAAAACCGGCCAAAGGTGTTTCATTTACTTACTCTCATTTTGATCCAAACGTTTTTAATTGGGGGCGCAAATTGCGGGCGGATAAAACCGTTATAAATTACAGCACCGAAAACTTAGGCGCGGCAGCCGCTTCAATTCATAACGGCGTCCCATCCGTTGCGGTGGTAAGTGAGCAATCATGGCAGGGAAAGAAAACGCAACCGGCCCCACATGGTGTCAACGTTGTGCGGTGTCCGGCAGAAATCCGGGATATATCCTGCGCAGATTGTGGAAACGGTGATCCACTTTGCGCCCGATTAGATCGCAATTTTATTATTGGATTTACTGCGCATGGCCCCAGCAAAAGAAAAGCCGCGGATTTAAACGTAAAAGGCGGATGTTATGCGGACGCCGGTAATTGCCGGATATGGTGGGATGATACTGCAAACGGTGCGCAGCCGGATGAAACCGACGGGGAAAAGCTTTTGCGGTTTGTTAAAGGCCTGCCGCCGCGGTCTATTGTGCGGCACCATGTTGCGGGCGATATCGGGGCGGAATAACTTTTTATAAAATAAAGCTTGCAATCATATGCAAGTTTATGCGAGATTATAGGAGCGGGCCGGGCAAAGGTCCGCTCTTTTTAACTTTTACGGAGATTAATAACATGACTTACACCACAAACGCCTTCGCGCATGGTATCGGAAATAGTGCGGTTTCATCACAATGGTTTAACCGTCCCGACGATCAAAAGTTTTTGACGCTTGACGATATGCTGGCGCACAAAAAGATTGATTCGCAGCGCATGACAAGCCGCACCGTTGACACTCACAAGGTGAAAATCATCGGAGATTTTGACGAAGAAAACCCCAGCCGGGGAAATATCTTTGTTGAATACACGGATGACAATCGCCGCGAGCATAACAACACGCCCACCAATTGGAGTTTTGGCCAGCTCTCACAATTAGCAGGCGCACCCGCGGGATATCTGCGCGACTTGCCCGCACCTATTGCGGCGGACTGTATCCAATGGGGTTTGAAGTATAACCGGGGCAAGGAACTGATTAAGGTTTACGGACATCAGGCGCAGGGCGGAGAATTGCGGGCCGCAACCGGTCCAGATTATGGCCGGATTTTTGATTGGGAAATATTGGAGCCGATCAAAAACTTGATTGATGAAAGTGGCGGCCGCTGGAAAGTGCCCGGGATGATGACCGGCAGCCGCAACGGCATGGCCGTTTATGATCCGGAGGTCCCCGTTACTATGGACACCACCACGCTATTTGCCAGCGACCGCGACGTTTTTGTTTTCCTTGTTGATGATCGCAACCCGATTGAAGTGGGCAAGCTTCCGAACGGTGAGCCCGATTTGATGTTTCGCGGGTTTTATGCGTGGAATAGTGAAACCGGCAGCAAAACCGCCGGGATTGCTGCAATGTATTTGCGCGGCGTTTGTATGAACCGAAATTTATGGGGAGTTGAAAACTTTCACGAGATTAAAATTCGTCACACTAAATTTGCGCCGGACCGGTTTGCAATGGAGGCCCGCCCCGCGTTGCAATCTTTTGCGAACGGTTCAACGCATTCTTTTGTGGAAGGTGTACAGGCTGCAAAGGATGCCCGCATTGCTAAAACGGACGAGGATCGTTTGGAGTTCCTGACAAAACGCGCCGGTTTATCGGGACGCATGGCGCGAGCCGCAAACGCTCGCCACTTGACCGAAGAGGGCCGCCCAGTCGAAACCGTTTGGGATGCAGCGCAGGCCATAACCGCAATTGCCCGCGACGTTCCCCACCAAGACGCGAGAATTGAAGTTGAACGGAAGGCGGGCGCATTGCTGGACAAAGTGACCGCATAAACCGCCGCTATATAATAAGACCCGGGGCCGCCATTGTGCGGCCCTTTTTCGTGGGGGTTTACTTTTAATTAAATTAATCGCATATTATCCCACATGCGGCGGGCAAGCCGCGTTAACTTAACCTATGGAGTAAATAACATGCAGAACATTTTTGAAGTAAACTTTAGAGCGTCCGACATTCTTTTGGATCGCGTTTTAAATCCGGCCAAGGATCAAGACACCGGGCGCAACCGTCCCGACGATCTGATTGAAGCTTGCGGGATCATCCCCGACTTTTTCCTTGAAGCCTGCCACTTTGCAAAAGACAGCGACACCGGTTTGACGCTGGACAACGTTTGCGCCGGTATGGATAACGCATATCAATTTGGCGGGTTTGGGTCTTATCCTTGGAAGGGATCGCTAGACCATAATGGCACCTACCACGCCGACAATACCGACATGAGCGACGATGCACCACTTGCACCGCTGGCCCGGTTTGGGTTTGAAGGGCGCGTCTTTTGTTATGTTTATGATTACGGCGTTGCGGCGGTCCGCATCGGATTGGATGGGCCGTATAAAATCGCCCGTTTTGATTAATCCCTAGCCCTTACAATAAGACACCGGCCCGCCATTGTGCGGGCCTTTTTTGTGCCCCCTTTACTTTCTATTAAATTATCGCATATTATCGCATAGCGGCGGGCAAGCCGCGTTAACCCTTTTCTATGGAGTAGAAAACATGATTGAACTGAAAACAAACCCCGACTATTTAACCCGCCTTGCATCCGACACGATTGAAGCGGGCCGGGATCAAACCGGTGCGGACATCAACGCCGCCGCGCATGATCTCAAAAACCTGCGCGACTATGCGGAGGGGCTGGAACGTAATACCCACCAAATGAGCGGTGAAATTCAAAGCATCCGCACCCAGCGCGACGAAGCCGCCGCCGCCTTGCTGGCCATCATCCGCCCGGAACTTGAAAAGATGGTTCAAGACCTTCCCGCCCTTTCTGATTTGTCCGACCGCCTTGACCA